TTATTACGGGGCACACAACGAGGGTATTGACATTAGGAGACCTTGGTTATACGGGCGCAACTAATGCAAACTACATAACCAATAATAATCAGCTAACTAATGGCTCAGGCTATATAACAAGCGGAGGTTCTACTGTATTTTCAGGAACAAAAACATTTAATGATGATGTTTACTTTAATGATTCCTGTTTTCAACCTTATCATTCTGTAGCAAGTAATGCCTACTACTATGATAGCTATAGTGGAAATAATAATTTAAGATGGTTTGTACAAGGCGCTAAATCTGATATTATTAGATACCAACCCTATTCCAATACAGAGTATTGGGATGGAAGTAGATGGGTTGCTTGGGATAATCCTACTATGTTTAACAACATATTGGACGGTCAGAAGAGTACATCCTCAGGGGGGTCTATAACAAATACAACTAAAAAGTTTAGGTTTGAGGTAACCGCATCAACAGGTTGGCCAACAACTGCTATACTATGGGTTGAAACATCTTGGACAGGGTTTACTTATCCGGGATTAACTGTAGAGATAGAGGAGTACGATTACGCTACCGGAAGTTGGGAAGTTAATGCAGGAGCAACATCAGACTTTGAAAGAAGTAATGGGTTTACAAATTGGGGTTTAAATGCTCACGTAATAAACTCTATTCATACAGGAGATAACAGAACGAGGCTTACATTGACTTGGGGTAACATACCAACGTCAGGTAGTTACAGAACTGTACCTTTATTGAATGTTATGTTGACTTCTAATTTTTCAGGAGTTGATAACGCACAATTACCATTTACTGTAAACTACAATAAAGACTTAACCACAACGGGTAAGTTAATTTCTTCAGGCGGTAATTCTGATGAATGGAACTCTGCTTATGATAATCAAATCACAAAGCTTTCAGTTACAGGAACAACAACAAAAACATTAACCGCTACTCAACAGGATGGTGGTACTCTTACTGCATCTTGGTCTGACAAGGATAGTACACAGGACTTAGCCATATCAGGTACAACACTAAGCATTAGTGGGGGTAACTCTGTAGAAGTGCCAACCTCTATTGGCCCTCAAGGGCCTAAAGGAGATACGGGTGCTCAAGGTCCTCAAGGTATTCAAGGGGAAACGGGTGTTAAAGGAGATACGGGTGCTCAAGGTCCTCAAGGTATTCAAGGAGCGACAGGTCCTGCCGGTGCTAAAGGAAGCACGGGGGCTAAAGGAGATACCGGTAATGGCATAGCTAAGACGGCTCAGGTTGGGTATAACCTTGTGTTAGATTACACAGATGGTACTCAATTTGAAACCACAAGTCTACGTGGTGCAACAGGAGCACAAGGCCCGAAGGGTGATACCGGGGCAGTTGGTGGTGTAGGTCCTCAAGGTCCACAGGGACTTAAGGGCGCTACAGGTTCTCAAGGTCCTCAAGGTATTCAAGGGGAAACCGGGGCTGCCGGAGCGACAGGGCCACAAGGACCTGCCGGGCCAAAGGGTAGTACAGGAGCGAAGGGCGATACAGGAAATGGAATCGCTAAGACTGCGCAAGACGGATACACCTTAGTATTAGATTACACGCAGGTCCTGCAGGAGCAAAAGGTGCAACGGGCGCAGCAGGTGCTACAGGTCCGCAAGGACCAATAGGTTTAACAGGTCCTGCGGGGGCAAAGGGTGATACCGGAGCAAGAGGTCCTGCGGGGGCAAAGGGCGATACCGGTAATGGGATTGCAAAGACTGCGCAAGTTGGGTACAATCTTGTATTAGAATACACAGACGGAACTAAGTTCGAGACAACAAGTTTAAGAGGTGCTACAGGTGCTGCCGGTGCTACAGGCGCTGCCGGTGCTACAGGTCCGCAAGGACCTAAAGGAGACACAGGCGCTGCCGGTGCTACAGGACCTCAAGGTCCTCAAGGGCTTAAGGGTGCTACGGGCGCTGCCGGTGCTACAGGACCTCAAGGTCCTGCAGGAGCAAAAGGTGCTACGGGTACTGCCGGTGCTACAGGACCTCAAGGACCTCAGGGTGATACAGGTGCAGCCGGTGCAACGGGAGCAAGAGGCCCTGCAGGTGCAGCCGGTGCAACGGGTAACGGGATTGCCAAGACTGTGCAAGACGGATATACTTTAGTATTAGAATATACAAACGGAACAAAATTTCAAACTACAAGCCTTAGAGGGGCAACCGGGGCTACAGGTTCAACCGGGGCTGCAGGAGCAACGGGAGCAACAGGTCCGGCAGGGCCTAAAGGTTCAACCGGGGCAGCCGGTGCTACAGGTCCGGCAGGGCCGACAGGACCTAAAGGGAGTACGGGGTCTCAAGGTCCACAGGGTGAACAAGGCCTACCGGGGGCTAATGGAAAAGATGGAGCGACAGGACCACAAGGGCCACAAGGACCACAAGGACCTGCGGGTGCATCCGGTAGCAATTTTCCTGTTACTATTGATGGAAAACAAGTAGGTATTGTTACGAGAATGGATGTTGATTATAGATTGGGAATTTGTGTTGTAACTACAGAATCAGGAGATTCATTCTCTCTTGCACTCGGCAGGTAACATAAACAATAAATTCATATCTTTGTAGAAATTAAACAATTTAATAAAATGGCAAAATTGACAAAACAAGAGTTAGAGAAAGTACAAAAATTGGTAAACGATTTTAACGCTTTGAAGGTACAACTCGGTGATACGGTAATCACTCAAAACAATCTTCTAAAGAACATTGAGGAATTAAAGATTCAGTACGCTTCTGAAGAGGCAGTATTAATCGATAAATACGGAAAGGATTCTGTAATCAACGTTCAGACGGGCGAGATTTCACAGAAGCCTTCTGAAGAACAAACAGAATAAATGGGAAAGATTAGCACATATTCGATTGACGCATTACCTACGCTGAAAGACAAGGTAATCGGAAGTGATTCCGATGATAGTTTAGTAACTAAAAATTATTTACTTAGCGACATCATTGGTCTCGTTGAGACACCAACCCTACAAGAGGTATTGGACTCAGGGAATATTGCTACTCAAGATATTATTTTAAAAGGAGTTGTTGACACCGAACAGTTAAATGTTGGTGTCAGCGCCTCCTTTGCAGGTACTGCAAGCTTTACAAACAATGTTTTATTTGATGTTGGTTATGTAGAACTGCAGGGCGGTGTAAAAGATTCTACGGGTCAGTATGGAACTGCAGGTCAGTTCTTGCAAACAAGTGGTAGTTTAGTAGAGTGGGTAACACCACCACCATTCCCGGCTGATTTACAATCTGTTCTCGACACAGGTAATACGGCTAAACAAGACATTAATCTTATAGGCAACATAAACCTTCAAGGAAATTTAATTCAATCTGTAGGTAACACTCAGCTTGTTGATTTAGTAGTAAAAGGAAAATCAATATTTGAAAATTCTGCTGAGTTTCAAAAAGAAATAGTAGCCTTAGGTCCTGTATTAGATGGAGGGAGTAATCCCGGTGTTTCAGGTCAAGTGCTTGTATCTACAGGCGCTAATGTTAAATGGGTAGACAATGTTGTTGTAAATCAACCAACATTTGCTAAGGTTTTAGAAGGCTCTTCTTTTGTAGACCAATTACCTACAGGACAAAACGCACCACTACAAATTGAGTTTGGTGCTAACCAACAAACCCCTGAGGTTAATCTACTTCCAACAGGTGAGATTAACTTCCTTGTTGATGGAACTTATTTCTTTGAAGCGTTTGGTAATGTAGAAAGAAACGGCAACTCAGGTGGTGTTGCTATGGTGATGTATCGTATACTTCTTAATGGAACACAGTTAGGAATAACAAGAGGTGTTGATATTAATAGTGTAGGTATTATGATACCACTATCAATATCTGAACCTATCAATGTTGTTGCAGGAGATGTTCTTACATTTGAGATATTAAGAGATGCAAACGGTGTCAACCAAGGTGGGTTATATACTCATCAAGTTGCAGGTGGAGTTTGGTCTACAGTACCTTCAGCATCCATTTCAGTTTGGAAGCTGACTTAAAATATAAATAAAATGGATATAAGAAAAATCAGCATAGGCCCTGACTACAAGTCGGGAGCAATGCACTATATAGTTAATCAGGAAATTTTAAATGGCACTCATAAGATTCATCTTATTAGATATGACCAAGAGTCAGACTCTATAAAGATTTGGATTGAAAGCGATAGAGAAGAGATACTTTTATGGAAAGAGTTCACGAGCACTATGCCTATATCTATTGAGTACAATATAAATTTCTAATGATATGACAAAGGAAGATAAGCAAGAGATGCTCATTCATTTAGAGCAGCTAAAAGTAGAGAAATCAAATACCGATGACTTTGGAGAGCAGATGGAAATTGCTGACCAAATTCACGCAATAGAAATGAAATTGAACGGAGTTAAACCAACAGATTCTTATTTTGAATGTGAAGGTTGTGGCTCATAAAAAACAATATGCGGTCTCCATTTTACTTTATAGTGAGTCCCAAGAAGGGCAAGCGTTATGATAACACCAAAGATATAGGTGGTGTAGAGGTTATAACTTCTACATCAGAAGAAGATTTTCGATTCGCGAATCGAGAAGCTATAGTAAAAGAACTTCCGTTAGGATATCAAGGTCCGATAAAAGTTGGTGACACACTTCTTGTGCACCACAACGTATTCAAGTTTTACAACGACATTAAAGGAAGGAGAAAGAGTGGTAAGAGTTTCTTTAAGAATGACTTATTCTTTATAGAGCCTGACCAATTCTTTATGTACCATAATGGTACACAATGGAATGCCTATGACAGGTATTGTTTTGTAGAACCAATTCCCGTACAAAATTCGTATATTTATAAAAATACTAAGGAAGAGCCTCTTATGGGTTTGATTAAGTATCCAAATGAATATCTAATTAGTAAAGGAATAAACAAGGGGGATATGGTTTGTTTTAAGCCTGATAGTGAATATGAGTTTACGGTAGAAGGTGAGAAGTTATATAGAATGTTTGACCATAGTATTACAATGAAACTATGACAACAATATTCTTAACTGACGTATTCGAAAACCCTGACAAGTATGTTGAGGATATAAAACAGAAAGGCTTTACTGATTTTAAATCAGGAGATAATGTTTTTAAAAACGTTCAAGAGTTAGAGAGAGATGACGTTGTGAAGGCTATAGAGTCTTTATTGGGGGCAAAGCTTGTTTTGAGTTTTGCGAGAATGTCTCCCTTAGGTCAAGAAGAACCTAACTTTATACATAAAGATGATATGCACGGTGATTACACCGCTATATTATATTTGAATAAAACGTATCCAAGTGGATACGGAACAACACTATACGATGATGATGATAATGAGATATTAGTTTGTAAAGCAAAGTACAATTCTCTTTACATATTTCCCTCAAGTGTAAAGCATTCAAGAAATACTTTACAGAACTTTGGAGAAGGTGATGATGCAAGATTAGTTCAAGTTATGTTCTTTAAGATTTAAACAATGAAAAAAGACAAGTGGGTGTTTTTCGAAGATAGTTGGAATGAGCACGATGGTAGCCCAATTCCTTTTAAAAAAGAAAAAAGATTTAGAAGTGAATTCAAAAGAAACAAAATTAAAAATAATAGAGGCAGGTCACAGGGCGGTGGAGCAGCTTATAAAAGTGGCGAAGGAAGCGATTATTAAACACGACCCTGAAGACGACCTATCTGCTGACAGGTTAAAGAATGCAGCAGCAACAAAAAAGTTAGCAATCTTTGATGCGTTTGAAATCCTAAATAGGATTGAGTCAGAGAAGGAGGCGATAGAGTCTATGGAGAATGGCTCTAATAAAGTAGATACTAAACAAGGATTTGCAGAAAGAAGGTCTAAATAGTTTATATAGGATTGTACAAGATTACGTACCTAAATCCGTACTCACCAACAAGAATAAAGCAAAGAGTTGGAAGTACGGGTATGATGAAACCTATGACTTTATTGTAATATCAAAAGACGGAACTTTAGGCGAGGTTATAGAAATACAAAACCTAAAAATAGGTTTACCTCTTGCTCCTAAAAAGTGTCTTCAAAGACACTCTAAAAAAGAAAATCAGTATTGGGAAAGAAAAGAACTACCCAAAGAACTGAGTAAGATTCAATCTATATTTCAATGGAATGATATGCCCAAGGAATTTAAAAGCCGTTGGGTTGATTATATTGAGAAGGAGTTTGATTACCGTGAGGACGGATGTTGGTTTATGAATAATGGAAAGCCTACATACATAACCGGTAGCCACTATATGTATCTTCAATGGACATCTATTGATGTAGGATATCCCGATTACAGAGAGGCTAACAGATTACTTTATATTTTTTGGGAGGCTTGTAAAGCAGATAAAAGGAGTTTCGGTATGGTCTACTTAAAAATTAGACGTTCGGGATTTTCTTTTATGTCTTCATCAGAGTCTGTAAATACGGCAACACTTGCAAAAGATGCGAGGGTTGGTATATTATCTAAGACAGGTTCTGATGCTAAGAAGATGTTTACAGATAAGGTAGTTCCTATAAATAGTAGGTTGCCATTCTTTTTTAAACCTATTATGGATGGTATGGATAAACCTAAAACAGAGTTAGCTTATCGTGTACCGGCATCTAAGATTACAAAGAAAAATATGTTTGACTCAGATGCTGAGCAAATAGAAGGATTGGACACCACTATAGATTGGAAGAATACCGATGACAACTCATATGATGGTGAGAAGCTTTTACTATTAGTACACGATGAGAGTGGGAAGTGGATAAAGCCCAACAATATTTTAAATAATTGGCGAGTAACAAAAACCTGTCTTAGGTTGGGTAGTAAAATTATAGGTAAATGTATGATGGGTTCTACATCTAATGCATTAGCAAAAGGTGGAGATAACTTTAAAAATCTATATACTAATTCAAATGTGTTATCACGAAACGCAAATGGTCAAACTAAAAGCGGAATGTATTCACTTTTCGTTCCAATGGAATGGAATATGGAGGGCTTTATAGATAGATATGGGATGCCTGTATTTAGAACTCCTAAGACTTATTTGTTAGGAATTGATAACGAAATTATCAGTCAAGGTGCTATTGATTATTGGGAAGCAGAGGTTGATTCATTAAAGAATGATGCCGATGCCTTGAATGAATTTTATCGTCAGTTCCCAAGAACTGAGTCACACGCATTCCGTGATGAGAGTAAGCAATCAATATTCAACCTAACCAAGATATATCAACAAATAGATTACAACGATTCTTTAATAAAGGAGCATCACATTACTCAGGGTTCTTTCCATTGGAAAAACGGAATCAAAGATAGTGAGGTTGTGTTTTCTCCAACAAAGAGTGGTAGATTCTTTTTAAGTTGGATACCAAGTACGAGGGTAAGAACTGCCCCTGTAGTTAAGAACGGGGGTAAATTTCCTCCGAATGAACATATAGGCGCATTTGGTTGTGACTCATACGACATATCAGGTGTTGTTGGTGGGGGTGGTTCTAACGGTGCGCTTCACGGACTGACTAAGTTTAATATGGACGATGCTCCAAGTAATCATTTCTTTTTGGAGTACATAGCAAGACCACAGACCGCAGAGATATTTTATGAGGACGTATTGATGGCTTGTGTTTTTTATGGTATGCCTATCTTAGTGGAGAATAACAAACCAAGATTGTTGTATCACTTTAAGAATAGAGGATATAGAAACTATTGTATGAATAGGCCGGACAAACACAAGAACAAACTATCTAAAACAGAAAGAGAACTTGGGGGTATACCAAACTCAAGTGAGGATGTAAAGCAGGCACACGCATCTGCTATTGAATCGTATATTGAGAAGTATGTAGGTGTGGATATGGAGGGTACATATAGGGCCTCTGATGAGATGGGGGATATGGTCTTTACAAGAACTCTTGAGGATTGGGCGAAGTTTGATATTACCAACAGAACCAAGTATGATGCGAGTATATCTTCAGGCTTGGCGATAATGGCTTGTCAAAAGCACATATATCAACCTCAGAAAAAACAGTCAAAAATAAACATTAACTTTGCAAGGTATAATAACAAGGGAACAACAAGCGAAATTATTAGATGAAAGATGTTAAGGTAAACATAACATCGACAGGGTTTCCAAGTCAATTTGTTTCTGATGCAGAAAAGGCATCAGATGCTTTCGGTTTACAAATCGGGCAAGCCATTCAATATGAGTGGTTCAAAAAGGACGGGACACAATGTAGATTCTATGACCAATGGAGAAACTTCCATAGGTTAAGACTATATGCACGTGGCGAACAACCTGTTGGTAAATATAAAAACGAATTAGCAATTAACGGTGACTTGTCTTATCTAAATTTGGATTGGACTCCTGTACCTATTCTTCCTAAGTTCGTGGACATTGTGGTCAATGGGATGTCCGATAGATTATTCAAGGTTAAGGCTTATGCTCAAGATGCTATGTCTCAATCTAAGAGAAGTAAGTATCAGGATATGATTGAAGGTCAGATGCTTGCAAAACCTATGTTAGAGGTTATTCAACAAAAGACAGGTGCTAATCCATTTACTATAGAGCCTGAAGAGTTACCAAAGTCAGATGAAGAGTTGTCGTTATATATGCAACTCAACTATAAGCCTGCTATTGAAATAGCAGAAGAAGAAGCTATTAATACTATTCTTGAAGAGAATAAGTATATAGACTTAAGAAAACGTCTTGACTACGACTTAACTGTGTTGGGTATTTCTACTGCTAAACACGAGTTCCTTCCCGGAGCAGGTGTAGAGGTTAAGTATGTTGACCCTGCTAATATTGTATATAGCTATACAGAAGACCCACACTTTAAAGATTGTTTCTATTGGGGTGAGATTAAAACACTTCCAATTACAGAACTAACTAAGATTGACCCAACGCTTACCAAAGAGCAGTTGGAAGAGATTGCCAAGAGTGGGCAGAGTTGGTACGACTACTACAATACTGCTCAGTATTATGATAATGATATATTCTATAGAGATACTGTAACCTTAATGTACTTTAATTATAAGACCACTAAAAAAATGGTCTATAAGAAAAAGATTAACGAGGAGACAGGAGCAACAAAAGTTATTCAAAAAGATGATACATTCAATCCACCACAAGAGATGATGGATGAAAACAACTTTGAGAAAATAGAAAAGACTATTGATGTATGGTATGATGGTGTAATGGTTATGGGAACTAACTACTTATTAAAGTGGGAGTTAGCTGAGAATATGGTTAGACCAAAGTCGTCATCGCAACACGCATTACCAAACTATGTAGCAGTAGCGCCAAGAATGTATAAGGGTGTTATTGAATCTTTGGTTAGAAGAATGATACCATTCGCTGACCTGATTCAGATTACACACCTAAAGTTACAACAGGTTATTGCTAAGGTAGTGCCTGATGGTGTATTTATAGATGCCGATGGTTTGAACGAGGTGGACCTTGGTACGGGTAACGCCTACAATCCTGAAGATGCATTAAGACTATACTTCCAAACAGGTTCTGTTATTGGTAGGTCTTATACGCAGGATGGTGAATTTAATAATGCAAGAGTTCCTATTCAGCAACTAACATCTAATTCAGGCGCATCTAAGACTCAAATGCTTATAGGTAACTATAATCATTACTTAAATATGATACGCTCTGTAACGGGCTTAAATGAAGCGAGAGATGGTAGTATGCCTGACCCTAATTCATTGGTTGGTCTACAGAAGTTAGCAGCCTTAAATTCTAATACTGCAACTCGTCACATTCTTGATGGTAGCTTATATATGTTTAGAAGTCTTTCAGAGGCATTAACGTATAGGATTGGTGATATATTAGAGTATGCTGATTTCGCAGATGATTTTGCAAATAAGATTGGTAAGTATAATGTAAGTATCCTTAACGACATTAAGGACTTATATATTTATGATTTCGGAATCTTTATTGAGGTAGCACCTGATGAAGAAGAGAAAGCACAACTTGAGCAGAATATTCAGATGGCACTATCGAAAGGTGATATTAACCTTGAGGATGCTATTGATATTAGAGAGATTAAAAACATCAAGCTTGCTAACCAATTACTAAAGGTTAAACGTAAAGCTAAGCAAGACAGAGAAGAGCAGATGCAAATGCAGAAGCAAGCAATGCAATCTCAACAACAATTAAAATCTCAAGAGATTGCTGCTCAGTTAGCAATGAAGAAAATAGAAATGGAAACTCAGGCTAAGATACAGATTCAACAGTCAGAGATTCAAAACCAAATTATGAAGCTGCAGCAAGAGGCAGAACTGAAGTCTATTCTTATGGATAAAGAGTTCCAAATCAATATGCAGCTACGTGGTATGGAGGTTGGCGCTTTACAAGAGCGTGAGAAAGAAAGAGAAAAGGCTAAGTCGAGTAGAATTAGTCAGCAGAATACAGAACAGTCAAAGCTTATTAATCAGAGAAAGAACAATCTTCCTCCGATGAACTTCGAGTCGAATGAGGATAGCTTAGATGGTTTTGATTTAGCTGAGTTCTCACCCCGATAAATGTCTAAATTTTTTATATTAAATTTGTAACTTAAATTAAACTCATATGGAATTAAAGGTAAGAGCCATTGATGGCATCGAGCAGAAGTCGGTTCAAGAAGTTGAAAGCGAACTGCTTGAAAAACACGAGCAAGAAGTAAACTCAGAAGCTGACGAACAGACTACCGAGGTAACCTCGGAGGTTGACAATAATAAGGTTAGTGCAGAAACTGCACAGGCCACGGAAACTCAAGCCTCAGAGTTAAGTGAGGATGACGTTCTTTCATTTATTAAAAAGAAGTACGATAAGGAAATCACTTCGGTACAGGATTTGTTTCAGGCACGAGAAGAGTCTGAACCACTACCTGAAGATGTGGCTACTTATCTTAAATATAAGAAGGAAACAGGACGAGGGTTCGAGGATTTCTCTAAACTAAACAGAGACCTTGATACTGTAAATCCTGATAGACTTCTTAAGGAATATCTAATGGCTACTGAAAAAGGTCTTGATGAAGAAGACATAGACTCTCTAATGGAGGACTATTCTTATGATGAAGAACTTGATGACGAGACCGCAGTAAAGAAGATTAGATTAAAAAAGAAAAAAGATATTGCTAAGGCCAAAGAATACTTTGAGTCTGAAAAAGAAAAATACAGAGTTCCTCTTGAGTCAAGCGGGGGTTCTATTTCTGATGAAGACAAAAAAGCTTTAGAGGACTACAAGCAGTATGTACAACAGGCGACCACTTATGAGGAAGAGGCCAAGCGTAAAACCGATTGGTTTATGCAGAAAACTAACGAAGTGTTCGGAGGTGAATTCAAAGGTTTTGAGTTTGCTATTGATGAAGACAAGAAGGTAATCTACTCTCCGGGTGATGCAAATGAATTGAAGAGTGCTCAAGAAAATCCTGCGAACTTTATTCAAAAGTTCTTGGACGAAGATGGGTTACTCAAAGATGCAGTTGGATACCATAAGTCATTAGCCATCGCAATGAACCCTGAAAAGTTTGCTAAGTTCTTTTATGAGCAAGGCAAATCAATTGCAACAGAAGATGTAATACGTCAAACTAAAAATGTCAATATGACTACACGTAGTGCACCGGAAGTAACAAATAAAGGGGGAATGCAAATTAGAGCCGTTAACCCTTCATCGGGAAAAGGCTTACGGATAAAAAGTAAAAAGTAAATATTTAAAAAAAGAAAAAAATGGCAGGACAAGTAAACCCTACTCCGGGATTCGCATTACAGCCAAGCGCTGAGCAAGTCCCTTTATCGACTAACTATATCACAAACTTTGATTTCTTGAATCAGTATCTTCCTGATACTTACGAGAAAGAGTTTGAAAGATATGGTAACCGCACAATCTCTTCATTCTTAAGAATGGTAGGTGCGGAAATGCCTTCTAACTCTGACCTTATCAAATGGGCTGAGCAAGGAAGACTACACACTAAATATGTAAACTGTGCTTCTGCAGGTGCAGCAGGTGACCTAACGGCTACTATTACTGTAAACGACACTTTGTCTCCGGGCACAGGTGGTATTGCAGTACGTAAAGGTCAAACCATTATGGTTTCTGACAACGCAGGTACAGGTTCTAACAAAGGTATCGTTGTTGATGTTGACACAACTGCAGGTACTATTGACGTAGCTTACTACGAAGCAGCAGGACAGGCATTTGCCGGTTCAGCAGTTGTGAGCATCTTCATCTACGGTTCTGAATTCAAAAAAGGAGTTCGTGGTATGGAAGGTTCTTTGGAAGCTGACGATGAAATCTTCGAGAACTCACCAATCATCATCAAAGATAAGTATGCAGTATCAGGTTCTGATATGGCTCAAATCGGATGGGTTGAGGTAACAACTGAAAACGGTGCAAGCGGATACCTATGGTATTTGAAATCAGAGCACGAAACAAGACTTCGTTTTGACGATTACTTGGAGACTGCAATGATTGAAGCAGTTCCTGCTGAAGCAGGTTCGGGCGCTGCAACACAAGCAGTTAACGACCAAGTTGGTGACAAAGGTTCTGAAGGTGTATTCTACGTAGTAGAAAACCGTGGTAACGTTTGGGGCGGTGGATACCCTGACTCATTGACTGAGTTTGATACTATCGTTTCTCGTTTAGATAAGCAAGGTGCTATCGAAGAAAACGTATTGTTCATTGACAGAGATTTCTCTTTTGCAATTGATGATATGTTGGCAGGATTGAACGGTTATAGTTCAACAGGTGCTGCTAACTTCGCATCTTTCGGTTTGTTTGACAACGACAAGGATATGGCGTTGAACTTAGGTTTCACAGGTTTCCGTAGAGGATATGACTTCTACAAGTCTGATTGGAAATACTTGAACGACCCTACAATGCGTGGTGGTATGTCAGGTGCAGCCGGTTCAGGTAAAGTAAGCGGATTGTTAGTTCCTGCAGGTTCTACTTCTGTTTATGACCAAATCCTTGGTAAGAACGCTAAGAGACCATTCTTACACGTTCGCTACCGTGCTTCTGAAACTGAAGACAGACGTTACAAAACTTGGATTACAGGTTCAGCAGGTGGTGCAATGAATAGCGACCTTGATGCAATGGAAGTACACTTCCTTTCTGAAAGAGCGGTATGTACCCTTGGTGCAAACAACTTCTTCTTGTTCTCAGAATAAGAGGTTTAATATTGGGGGAGTGTCTTCAAAGACACTCTCCCTTTTTTTAATTTTAATAATATCTAATTATGAAAAAAACAGTAAAGTCAGTAGACCGTGTCTACAAATTAACGAGGGATGCAGCCCCTTTATCTTACACGCTGCCAACACGTAACTCACGTAGATTCCCATTAATGTATTTTGATGAGACATCAAACACTAACAGAGCACTTAGATACGCAAGAAACCAAAAGAGTCCGTTTGAGGACGAACAGGATGGCAACTCCATATTAGACCCTGTAATCTTTATTGATGGTATGTTGCAAGTTCCAAGAACCAACCCTGTACTTCAGGCGTTCTTAAGTTATCATCCATTGAATGGTAAAAGATTCGTAGAGGTTGATGACGAGAAGGATGCTGCACAAGTTGTAGAAAGCCTAAACTTAGAGGTTGATGCACTTATTGAAGCAAGAAGTCTTGACTTGGAAATGATTGAAAGTGTTTCAAGAGTTTTATTCGGTGGTGATACATCTAAGATGTCAACTGCAGAATTGAAAAGAGACATCTTGGTTTATGCTAAGAGAGAGCCTGAAGATTTCTTAAACGTACTTAACGACCCTATGCTAAAGCTACAGTCTAAGGTTCATAGTTTCTTCGAGAACAATCTCCTTACATTTAGAAAAAACAGAAAAGAGGTATGGTACAATACAAGTTCTAATAAAACAAGAATGCTTGTAGTGCCTTATGGTGAAGACCCTTACTACTTAGTGTCGTCATTCTTATCAAGTGACGATGGTATTGAGAGTCTTAAATTGCTTGAAAAAATGTTGGATTAACCAACCCTTATTATAGGTTATGAGAGGGGGGTCTGTTTTCAGACCCCTCTTTTTTTTTACTTATCTTTGTAAAAAAGTTTACGATGATAAACACAGTAAGAAATACAGTTCTGTCTGTGCTCAATAAAAATAACTACGGATACCTATCGCCATCGGACTTTAACTTATTCGCTAAGCAGGCTCAGTTGGATTTGTTTGAAAGTTATTTTTATCAGTACAACTATCAGATTAATAAAGAGAACGCTCGTACCTCAGGTACAGGGCTTGCGGATATAACAAAGGGGATTGAAGAGGAGTTAAATATTTTCTCTGTATCTGCCGGTTTGTATAATCAGAGCGACAATATATATTTTACACCATCACCAACAACGACAGGTAGTGACTACTACTTATTAAATAAGGTATTGATTTATGATACCGTATTAGATGAAGGAACAACAACAGGAACTGTTGGTGGTCAAAATAAATTGATTGACTCTGCAGCAGACTTTACTGTAGATGTTCAGGTAGGAGATATTGTGGCAGTTGAGAACTCAGGAGTTCAGTATGTAAATGTTTTGTCTGTAGATAATGCTAATGAATTAACTGTATCTGCATCGGTAATTAATGCTATTGGATTACCATATGCTATATACAGAAAAGGTACAAGAATGAATGAGGTAGAGAAAGTAACTCATAGTAAGATTACTATGTTGAACAACTCTCACTTAACATCTCCTAATACCACATTCCCTGCTTATACAACAGAGGCAAGCATAATGAATGTATTCCCTGAATCTGTTGACTCTATAGGTAGAGTGATGTGTCAATACATAAGATACCCAAGAGACCCTAATTGGACTTATGTGTCATTAGCTAACGGTGAGCCGGTATTCGACCCATCTCAACCTGATTTTCAAAACTTTGAATTGGCTTTAGATTCTGAAGCAGATTTAATTATGAAGATATTACAGTATGCAGGTGTATCAATTAGAGAGGCTCAGGTTTATCAGTTTGCGCAAGGAGAAGAAACACAAACTAACCAAGAACAATCATAATGGCATATATATCACAATATCAGTATTACGAAAACAATGGGCAAACGCCTGAAGATGCTAATTGGGGTTCATACCAATATGTTAGCTTGTACGATATAGTCAACAATTTTATGTTGATGTATGCCGGCAATCATAATCTGATAAACAACGAAGAAAGATTTAAAGTTTTGTTTCACGCAAAGCGTGCTATACAAGAACTAAACTATGATGCCTTTAAAGAAATAAAGGTATTGGAGTTGAACGTAACAGAAAACCTCAGATATGTACTGCCCTCTGACTATGTTAATTGGGTAAGAATATCTATGTATAAAGATGGTGTATTGTACCCTCTTAGTGAAAACGTACAGACACAAACATCAAACGCATATCTGCAGGACAACACAGGTAGAATACTATTCGATATAGACGGTAATATATTAAGACCTCAATTTTCTCATATTGATTATGATAGAATCACGGGGACTAAACAAAGTATTTACTTAGACCAAAACAACGCACAGTTTAACGGTATGCCCGGATATAACGTTGATGGTTCTTGGTATTTTGATTTTGAAGTTGGCGCAAGGTTTGGTTTGAATACTGAGACTGCTAATGCTAATCCTACATTCACGATTGATAAAAAGGCAGGAGTTATAAACTTCAGTTCAAGCGTAGGTAACAACTTAATCATACTTGAATACGTGTCTGATGGTATGGAAAATGGAGATGACTCAAGAGTTTCGGTAAACAAACTTTTCGAAGATTATATTTATGCTGCTATCGAATATGCTATTCTAAGTTCTAAGTTAGGTGTACAGGAGTATATCATTGCAAGAACAAGAAAAAGAAAAGGAGCACTCTTAAGGAATGCTAAGATTAGAATAAGTAATATTCATCCCGGTAGGTTATTAATGAACCTAAGAGGACAAGACAAGTGGCTGAAATAATATGGCAAATCTGACAAGAAACTTCATTTCGGGAAAAATGAACAAGATGGTTGATGAGCGACTCGTTCCTAACGGGGAGTACATTGATGCATTAAATGTTCGTATGGGGTCTACTGAAGGCTCTGAGATAGGTGTAATAGAGAACACAAGGGGTAACCTTCCATTAACTCAGTTAGCCTACAATGGCACACCAATAAGTGGGGCGGCTCGTTGTATAGGTGCTTTTGAAGACGGGGCGATAGAAACCATCTATTGGTTTGTACACGACCCAAGTTTTACATCTTCTCCAACAGGCAAGTTGGATATGATTGTTTCTTACAACGACAACACTAATACTACTACGTATCACCTTGTATCAGTTAATGATGGTGGTGGTGTAAATACCACGCTAAACTTTGATAAACAATATCTTATAACGGGTATAAACAAGATTGAGAACCTACTGTATTTTACAGACAACCTCAACCAACCTAAACAGGTAAACGTAACAAGAAACTACGCAAACCCCGTAGCGGGGGTAGATGGCTTTAGTGAAGAGTCTATTCTTGTAATTAAGAAACCACCTGTAAACTCACCAACCATTGTACCTGAAGCAACGTCAAGCCAAGATAACTTCTTAGAAGATAGGTTTATATGTTTTGCATACAGATACAGATATGAAGATGGTGAGTATTCTGCTACGTCTCAGTTTTCTGAGCCAAGCTTTTTGCCCGGGCCATTTAGATATAGTTCTGCAACTGCATTGAATGAAGGTATGTTGAATATTACAAATCAATGTAAGATAACATACAACTCAGGAGGGCCTCTTGTAAAGTCTGTGGATTTATTATTTAAGGATATGAACAACTCTACTATCAAGATTATTGAAAAACTTGATAAAGAAGAGTTGGGTCTTGCTAATAATACAGACTATACATACACATTTAATAATAGTAAGATATTTACTATCGCTCCATCAGGAGAGATTCTTAGGTTGTTTGATAACGTACCGAGACTTGCTCAAGCGCAAACCCTAATGGGTAACAGGCTTGTGTATGGTAACTACGTTGAGGGGTATGACTTGGAAGATACAGACGGAAATCCTACAAAGTTTGAGTACATTACCACATTAGCATCTGAGGATATCGGTTTAAGTCAAATAGAAGACGAAACCTCATCAGGAAACTACTCTTGGAATGGCGCTCAAACAATACCACAATCTGTATTAGAGATTGACCTTACGGATGCGAACTTGGTGTCAGGTGCAGTAATAAATATTTTATTTAGGTTCTCACATAATCAATGGTCGGGAACTCCACCATTCCCTACCGAAACAACAGAAGAACAAACTGTTGATTTCACATACATACTACCACAAGATTTTAATAGTGTGTATGACCTTGCTACGTCAACTGATTTTCAGGAGAAGATAGGTACTGTAGCAAACATACAGATTATAGCAGATGCTTGTAATGGTCAGACGTTTACAGATTTATTTAACTGTATCGTTCCAAACGAGTTAAACGGATTATTCAAATATAGAAGCGGGATATCAGGTCCTGACCAACCTATAGCTATAATTACAAGCCCCGGTTCTGATGTGATTGGTTTTCAATTACCATCTATGGAGTTTGTGGATGACCCTACGGGTGGTAATATTACACAAGAGGTTTATGAATACTACGCAATATCAACTGCTGACATAGAGTTTGCAGAAATTGGAGACCCATCAAGTCTACATAGCAACAGAGGGTACGAGATTGGTATTCTTTATATGGATGAATACAACCGTATGACAACTGCATTGGTTAGTCCAAATAACACGGTGCACGTACCCTGTAGTTCATCTGAATTTAAAAACACTATAGACGTAAATATTCCTGTTGCTCAGGTTGCTCCAAGTTGGGCTACGAGATACAAGTTCTGTATCAAGCCTGATAAGAAGGATTACAATATCATATATTCAAACCTATTCTTTAGAGACCCCGCATCAGGTGCTGACTACTTCTTACTTGAGGGACAGAACTCTCAAAAGGTTGAGGTTGGAGATGAGTTGATTGTAAAGACAGATACCCAAGGTCCGAGAAACAATTGTACTTGGACAACGGTATTAGAGAAGGATGCTCAGATGGCTGACTTCATAGAACCTGTTGATGCAAATGGAACTATTATACCTGTACCTGCGGGTACTTATATGAAGCTTCGTGCGAATAACTTTAGCACAGAGGTTGGTGAACTTCCTGTGGTTGCATACGGGGAAAAGTCTTCAAGTGGTAGCGGGTGTAGAACGGTAGATTATCCTGTTGACACAGAAGACCCTAATACACCGGGTAGTTTTATTGATTATACCCTTCCTGCAGGTAGTAGAGTAAGAATAAAAATTAACAACAACAGACGGGGTAATTTAGATTCATTCCTTGGTAATGTACCACCAAAGCATTGGTCTGTTGAGGCTAAGTTTACTGCATCACAAGAGTATCCAAGCTTCAAGGATTGGTTTGTTGGGGATAATGTTGCATCTGCATTAGAGGCTCAGGCTACTGATAGCGGAACAGGTGTGACAGGGCCGGGATTTGATTCAATTGATGGTACGTTTCAAAACTGTGGCGTAGGTAACATATCTTCTACGTTCAGACAGGTAGGAAATAGATATTATTTTAGCGTTAAAAGTAGTGAGGGGTATAGTGGACGTAAGAAGAAGACTACATTAAAGGTAGAGATTGAGGTTATTAGAACGGCAGACACGGTTGTGTTTGAATCAGACCCTCAAGATGCTGAACCGGATTTATGGTACGAAAGTTCTGTATCATTTGGCATAGGTCCAAACGGAGAACACCTTGGTAATATCCAAAATCAAAACTTTGGTACAGGAGCACCGGGATTAGTTAAAACTGCATTCTTTAATTGTTTTGCGTTTGGTAATGGTGTTGAGAGTTATAAGATTAATGACTCTCTTGTAGGCAAGGAACTTGTATTAGGTAACCGTGCCACAACAACTGATTCAAAACTATATGGTGAAGAGTTGCGATTTGCTGACCTTACCTATAGTGGTGTATATAACGCTGAGACCAATATAAATAGACTGAATGAGTTCAACTTAGGGTTGTCAAACTTTAAACCTTTGGAATTTGGATTTGGTCCTGTTATGAAACTCTTTGCAAGAGAGACGGATATATTGGTTCTACAAGAGGATAAGATATCTTATGTATTAGCAGGTAAAAACTTATTATCAGATGCAGGAGCAGGTAATGCTATTGTGTCAACACCTGAGGTTTTAGGAACTCAGATTGCAAGAATAGAGGAGTATGGTATCTCACATAACCCTGAGAGTTTTGCTCAATGGGGTGCAGACAAATACTTTACTGATGCCAAGAGAGGTGTGGTTATACAGTTGACAGGCTCAGGGCCAAACAATGATTCGCTACAGGTGGTGTCAACGTTGGGTATGAGAACGTGGTTTAGAGATTTATTTAACACGTCTTTTGAAACTCAGAAGTTGGGTGGGTTTGACCCTTATATGAATGAGTTCGTTTTGTCATCAAACAACCAACAACTCCCTCAAGATATTGAGTGTGCTGACTGTGGTATCACTACTACGATTAACATCACCAATACAGAACCATACGAGTTATGCTACAACTTAGGTAACTTAGTTGGGGATGTAGAGATTGTATATGAGGTTGTGTCTGTATCGGGTACGTTTAACGTATCGGCAGAGTATGATGGCTCTACATACACATCAGGAAATGTAAGTACAAGCGGTAAGGTAACCTTTGATAAAGCTAAGATATTAGGGGAAGAGGCAAGCATCAACATAACATCTACAGGGAGTTGTGTATTAACACTAACTGTTAATTGTCCATTGGCACAAGAGATTGATATTATATTGGTTTGTTTGACAAGTGATAACGAGGCGGGTCTGTTTATTCATAATGATTACAGATGGACTGATAATGGATTTGTTTCTCCATTACATAGTGAGCAGATTGAATTCGGCTCAGGCGCAAGTCCTATAGTTTCTCAATACAATATTATTTCAGGACCACAAGGTGGTGGTACAATACCTGCTAATCAGGCGGTAATATCTATTAGAAGTAATAAGATAGGTACAGATGATTTTAATTTTGATATCAATGCAGATAAGTTTAGATACTTAAGAACAAATACATTATATCAAAACACAACATCTGATATCATTGACTTGATTAACGCAAGTAATACCGCAAACCCTATACAAGGGCCAACGCAGGGTAACACTTTTTACCAA